CCGCCCGCCTTCAGCTTCACGATCATCGCCCGGCCCAACTCGCGAATGCGCAAATGGTCGACGATCGGGTTGATGACACCGAGGAGAGCGGGCGACAGCTTCGCGATCGCCGGCATGTCGATGCAGTTGAGCTCGTTCAGGATGTCGGCCAGGGTCGCGGGGGCGCGCAGAAAGATCGTCTCTGTCTCAGCGTGCGCGCTGCCGGCGTACTCCTGACGCATGGTGATCTCACGCCACAGCTCGGGCTGCGCTTCGAGCGTCCTGATGAGAACGGTCGGGTTGATTGTGTCCGAGATGCGCTTGAAGTGCCTCATTGATCCACCCAAATGTCGTAGTGCTGCAGATGCGCCCGGATGCCGTTGCGTAGGTTGGTAAGTTCTGCGAGCACCGGCCCGCCGACTAGATCCTCGTCGATCGCTTGCACCACGTATGGAAACAGAGTCTGCAAAGTCTGCGGCCTGAGGTAGAGCAGTGGCCAAAACGGCGTCGGTTCGTTCTCGGGGTATAGGAACGGGTCGGTCATGCGTGTCGGCGCTCGTCGGCTTTCTCCGAAGGTCCCATTCCCGGCGGATACCATTCCGACTTGCAGACGGTGCAGCTCCAACCGTAATGAGGGGCGAGAGTCGCCTTTAAGGTCTTCGTGGGCGACTGAAGGTCATGGTTACATTGAACGTTTGTTTCCGACTGTGGTCTGTGCTGTTCGATCGCCTTCCACACCTGATAGGCGAGAGCGCGGTATTCCTCCATGCTGTCGGGATTGATCAGACCGACCTTGCCTTCCCACGGCGTTCCCTTGAATTGGCGCTCCCACAGCACGTTGGCGCCCTTTTGTAGAGCGAGGTTATGCGGCTCGTACGTCTCGTGAGCGGCTCCAGCGTCGTTCAGGGCCTTCTCGGCTGCGGCGAACATGTCCAGCATCCCTTGCTGACCGTGGATCAATAAAGCCTCGCGTGCAGATAGGATGCCGCGCAATCGGGCAATCACTTTGAGTCTTTCGACGCTCGGATTTGAGGGACGCTGTTCTAGTTGTTTCTCGTGCATGTCCAACTCCGTGGGGACGTAGGGGAAGCCCTGACATCGCCATGACCACTCAGCCGGGAATGGCCTGCTTCTCCGCGCGCAGGTGTCCGTGCAGGTGCAGTTCTGCTTGGGGCGCTCCTCCGATGTCCGCGTCTCCACTAGTGCACCCTCCGCGGCCGATCCCGGCAGCGGGCGCAGCGGCCGGCGATCAGCCGCTCGTTGAAATACCCGCAGTCGATACACTCACCAGGCTCACCTGGCTCAAGCGTGAAGCTCCCAACGCCGGCGTTCTTGAGATCGCGCGCGAGCTGCTGCTCGATAATCTCTTGCGCGTGGTCGAACATGTCAGGCACGTGGGTATCCTCCGAACACGTGGGAGGTTGGCAGCGGTGCGTCGTCGGGATGGAGCGGGAAGGCGCCGTCGTCGGGGGAGCCGACATGGACGCCGGAGCAGAACGGGCCACAATCGGAATCACACGCAGTCGCGGTCAACGGAATATGTTCGATCCCGTTGGGACTCACGCAAGCAACTCCGGTACCGAAGGCCATGAAGTCGGCTTGGATCTTCTCAGCTTCTCGACGCTCGCCTTCCTCAATGCACATCCTGGCAACCCATGCGTAGCCGGCGAGGTCCACCAAGTTGTCGCGCTTCGGTACCCGCGATTCCCGGCTGAGCTTCACACAGCACATCCCGAGAGCCATCTCATGCGCGGTGATGGGTGACTTCAGCTTGTCGCCGAGGATCGCGGTGAACAGCGCAGCCGTGCACGAGTAATCGTCAAACGGGTGGGCATAGGTCGCGTTGCGGTCGCCGTGGGTGAGCCGATGCGCTTCCTGTAAAATACTCTCTTGTCCTTCGTCGTTCAGTTTTGGCATGTCAGTCGCAGCCTTTTCCTATGGTAGATGTGCCAGATTTGTAGATGTCAGCTTCGGCAACGAAGTCTTTCCAATGGCGCCAACCCTTCGGACAGTGGAAACCCCACTGCCGGCGCGGCGGCCAGCGAAGCCACAGTGTCCAGACCGGACCAAATGGGACTTCGATGCGGTGTGGTGTCTCGGCTTTTCGGAAAGCGAATCGGGTTACACCGCCTCGGTACTTCCGCGGCTGATTTTCGTGTAAGACTTCGAGGTATACGCCGCGTAACACGAGCGTTATGTTGTCACCAACGTGATCATGCAGCGCACGGTCATCGTCCGAGCGACAGATTTTGTGTAACGCGAGCTGCCACCCGCGCCATCGCAGCAAATGCCAACGCAGCATGTATGGCCGTTCCTTTGGTCCGATTATCAAATCCGGCGCTCGCATCACGCTTTCCTCATTGCTTCCAACAAAAGATCCTGCACACCGCGCTTGGTCTCGTGGCGTAAGAGCACGAGCTCGTCGATGGTGTCGCGGGCGATGATCGGGTAGACCCACACGGGCCGCTTGTGGCCGCTTTGCAGCTGGCGCACCACGCCGATTCGTTCGAGAATCTGGTCGTGAAGTTCGAAATCCCACCAGTCCGAGAAGTACGCGAGGATGTTGCCGCCATCCTGCAGGCTTAGTCCGTGGCCGCAACTCTTGGGATGTGCGACCAGCATGGGGATTTTCCCGGCGTTCCAGTCGTCTTCTGTTTGCTTCTCATCGTCGAGCAACCGCGCTTTGGGGAATGCCTCGAGGATGCGTGCGGCGTCGTGTTTCCACTGGTAGGACACGAGGATGGGCATCCCGGCCGCCTCGGCGACAATGCTCTCTAGTGCGTCGAGCTTCTCGTCGTGCACCTTTTTCCAGTGGTGCTCCTTGTCGACGTACACGGCACCGCTCGCCAACTGCAGGCACTTCTGAGATTTGGCCGCCGCGTTAAAAGCTTCGACCTCGTGCTCACCGATCTGCATGAACAGTTCACGTTCCATGCTGCGGTACAGTTCGCGGGCCTTCGCCGGTAGATCAACGTACACCGGTCGCACGATCGGCTTTTGTATGTCGAACCAGTCCTCAGCACGGAGCGAAAGGCTGACGTCACGCAAGCGGTCGTGAATCTGCTCGGCAGCGAAAGGCAGCGGAGTGACGTCGTATCCATTGAACCCCTTTTGAAACCAGCGATTACGGAAACCTTCAAACGTGCGCCCGAGGCGTTGGCCGGCATCGAGAAACCATGTTTGCCCCCACAAGTCCGTCAGGCCATTTGGCGCTGGGGTGCCCGATAGGTTGGTCCAACGCTCCACCTTGGTATGAGCGACCCGGGCGAGCTGCCTGGCTCGCTTGGCACCGGATGATCGGACAAATTGCTTTCCAGTTACACTGACTTGTGTCGAGGCGCGCATTCCCTTGAGACGGGTAGACTCGTCAGGGATCACGTTGCCGAACGGCCAGGACTTGCCGGGCTGGTCGAAGTGATCCATCAGCCACGGGAGGTTGTCGTAGTTGATGGTGTAGACAGACATGTCGCGGTTCAGCGCAGCAATGCGCTCGGGCTCGGTGCCGATGACCGGCGACACGCTGATGTCGGTCAGGTGATCCCACTTCGCCGCCTCGGCGGGCCATACGTTCTTGGCTACACGCTTGGGCGCCAGCACCAACGCCGGCCGCGTCTGCTCTCCTGAGAAGAACAGGATGTCGAGCGCGGTCAGCGTCGACACCGTCTTACCCATCCCCATCCCGGCCCACAGATGGCACCGCGGAACGTTCAGCAAGTGCTCAGTCGCGAGCACTTGGTAGGGGTGGGGCGTGTAGGGACGGCGGGTCATGGATACAGATCTTGATGTGCCCGCGCGTTGTATTCGCCCGCTTCCCAATCGCGCTGCGGAGCCATCGCCCAAATTGCCCAGCTAATGCACGCGATGAACGACAGCACTGTGCCGAGCACGATTCCCAGGACGAAGTACAGGATAGGTTGAATCATGAGTCCACCGAGTACTGAGCCGAAGGATTTCCACGCCGTAGGAACTTGTCGACCTGCTCCAGAGTGCTGACGACGTGCACGGTCACGTTGCACTTTGCACGTCGCTTATGGTCACGAGTCTGACCGTCCTTCCGCGGCTTCTTGCCCGGCGCCTTGCACTCGACAAGTTCCATTTCACCGTCCGGCCAAGTGATGAGACGATCGGGGGCACCTTTCCGGCCAATGATTTTGAACTTGTCGCACAGACCTCCCGCACCCTCGACGCCCTCTCGCAGCCGTTTCTCAATGCAGCTTTCGAGCATCGCCCTTCTCCTCACCAGGTAGTGCCTCGGGAACCTCCGGTAGTTGCACTCGTGCGGTCAGCTGGATATTGCTGTAGGTGAGGTGCTGCACCTCGCACAGATCCTCGACCGTCGCGTCTCGCCATTCGTAGTTCGCGTACATGCCCATGCCGGCCGGCAAAGGGAGCGGCTCGCGAACCTCGACTTGCAGAACCAAAAGAACCTCGTTGTCAGTGGTGTATGCGCGGAACCGTGTGCGACCTGTCAGAGTCGTCATTGAGCACCTATGTCCTTGAGGATCGAACGAGCCTCGGTGATGTACCAGTCGAAATCGAGGTCGGCGGGCAGCGCGTCGGGAAGCTGCATCATCGGCAGCGCGCCGTCGCTTAAGGGAACCTTGTTGCCGTTGACCTTGTAGTGAAAGGCGCCGATCGCGGCGATGGAGTAGTACCAGCGCAGCGCTTTCCCGATCGGCTGACCATCCTTGATGGCGCCGCCCTTCACCTGGCGCACGCAGACGAACTTGCGCGGGTCAGTGCAGGCGCGAATCGAATCCTCGACCGGAGTGCCGTCCATCAGGAACTTGGTGACAGCGCCCGTGCAAATCTCATTCGTCGGGTTCTTCTGCAACCCGCTCGGTGCGAACGCCCCTTTGAGCTTGGCGCCGCCACCCTTCTTGAGCGCGATGTAGTTGTTGACGTCGCGGGAGTAGATCGCCCGGTATTCAGTCGCTTCGGTCTCAAAGCCGGTGAGCGTCTCCCATTCCCACACGACGAGATCCATCAGTGGGATCTTTTCGACGGGGCACTTGATCACCACGCCGTCCGTATTCGCGCTGACGACCGGGATTCCCTCAGCCTCGAGCGACTCGATCAGCATCAGCAACGCGAGCTGGCCGGTCACCGTGGTCTGAATCATTAGCTGAGGGGCGAACAGGATCGACCATTTGTTGCCGAACTTGCCGAACGAGCCGTTGACGGTGATCTTCAGCGCGTCTGCCTCAACCTTGTTACCCGCAGCTTTAGCGGCGAGGCGCCGGTCGACGATCGTGTTGAAGGTCTGCGTGAACGCTGCGCCCATATGGGCCGGCGCAAGCCCGGTGTTCAGAATGATCTTCGGGTAGTAGCTGGCGACGTCTCGGTCGATCAGCACCGTGTCGGCGTCGGCGACGTGCGCGGTACACTTCTCAGAGGAGTGCAGCCCGCCAATTCCCATGCGATACAGGCCGTTGCCGATCTTGATCTTGTGGTCGGCGAGTGGCTTCGGGATCGCAATGCCGCCCGTAGATGGAACCACGAAGTCCAGACCTGCGAGAAGAGTCGCGACCTCCTGTAGTGCTGACGACTTGAATCGGATGAAGGTCGGCGCGCGATACCGGAACGCGGTGCCCGACTCAATCGTCGGACGCTTCACCTCGCTGCCGATGATCTTCGCAACCGACTTGGCTATCACAGCCTCGGCGATTTGCGCGTCGGATTTGCTCCGTAGGTCGATGCCGTACATCTGGCCCATCTGCTCGCGCAACTGGATGTTCGGCAGCAGCGTGTTGTACAGCGCCAGGGTGAC